CCTAACAGCCGCAGGCGTGGGAGCAACAGTAAATGAAATCCGAGAAGGATTCCAAATCCAGAAACTCCTCGAGAAAGACGCCCGAGGCGGGACGCGTTACACAGAAGTCATCAGAGCACACTTCGGGGTTACTTCACCAGACGCGCGGCTTCAGCGTCCCGAATATCTCGGCGGAGGAACATCGCAAATCATCGTCAACGTGGTTCCGCAAACGTCAGCAACAGAAGCAGCCGGAGCTCACGGAGACACCGGCGCGTACATCACAGCAGCCAACACCCTAAGAGGGTGGACCAAAAGCTTCACAGAACATTGCATCATCCTCGGCCTGGTCAGTGTCCGGGCCGATCTCAACTACCAACAGGGCCTCGAGCGGCAATTCTCACGAAAGACCCGCTTCGACTTCTACTGGCCCAGCTTCGCCCATCTGGGCGAGCAAGCGGTTCTCAACAAGGAGCTGTTCATGCAAGGCTCCGCAGGTGGTTCCGACGACGACGCCGTCTTCGGATACCAGGAGCGCTACGCAGAGTACCGCTACAAGCCCAGCAAGATCACAGGTCGCATGCGAAGCAACGTAGGAGGTGGTGGATCCTTAGACACCTGGCACCTTGCACAGGACTTCGCATCCCTGCCGCTCCTCAATGACTCGTTCATGCAAGAAGATCCGCCTGTCGACCGCGTAATCGCGGTCACCACCGAACCGCAATTCCTATTCGATGCCTTCTTCGACTACAAATGTGTCCGCGCGATGCCGACGTACGGCGTGCCCGGACTCATCGATCACTTCTAAATGTCCTTCGGACTGGAAGGCATCACCGGCGGCGCCTTCTCACTAGCGGCCGCCAAACAGCAACGCGACTTCATCAAGAACATGCGGAGGACCGCATACCAAGACACAATGGAAGACATGAGGAAAGCGGGTCTGAACCCGATCCTCGCATACAGACAAGGGCCAACTACATCGGGGCAAGCTACACAGGCAATGACCCCAAAATTCGGAACCGATATGTTCGGTCCGATGGCCCAGAAAAGCCAAGCAGCATCGGCGAAGGGGCTCCGTGAAAAGGAGGGGCTCCGCGCCGATGCCCAGGCGGGTCTAGCCAATCACAGCGCTGAAGGCGTTCGGCTAGAAAACATCATCACGAAGGTGCGATCCGACTGGGCACAAACAGAAGCCGGCCGCATGGCGATCCACGGAAAGATGGTCGGCGGCGGCCCGATAGGGGCGGCAGCAGCCGCGGCAATGGAGGTCTTCCAAAGCAACAAGGGGCCATCCAAAACAGGACCCCCAGACATCTACAAACTGCTACCGAGAGGAGCGAAGTAAATGGAAATCAGGATTCGTTACGACCGCAACCGTCACACGAAGGAGGTAGGCGAAACAAGCCGAACCAAACAAGCATTCAAAGACGAATGCGATATCAACTCAATGATCAAAAGACACCAAGCAACTGGCCTGTGGGATCACATCGAAAAGAGAGAGCCCCATTACGGGGACTTCTCAAAGGCCACAGACCTAAAGACAGCCATGGACATAGTCCTGGCAGCACAGGACGCGTTTGACGCGTTGCCCTCGGAAGTCCGAGGCCTGTGCGACAACAACCCAGAAATACTACTCCGGGCTCTAGCAAGCCCGGAAGAAACCGCGGCGCTGTTCGACGCGGGCCTTCCCATGGGGGAAGGCTACAAACCCTGGCGAGAGAATGAGCCAGACTCCGAGCAGCTGGAAGCAGAAGCCGAGGAGAAAATACCCCCGATCGAAGGAGGGGAGTAAACCCCCCACTTATTCCCTAGTTCATGTAATAAGTGGGACCGACACCAAAGTGGAGGTACCAAACAATGGCGTACGGCAGAAGGCGCTCAATGCGCCGAGGCAAGAGCAGACGGAACTTCCGTCGGGGAACCCGGACCAACCGGAGAAACACCAGTCAGAGGCCCATGCGTGGCGGCTGGAGGCTCTAACTCGATGGCCTGCACCAGGCCGCTACACGGGTACGCAGCTCCCGGGGGGAAAATCAGTTTCAAGGATGAAACAAACTCCCGGGGGCACCGTGTCCCCTCGATCATCGTCAAATGCGGGCAATGCCTAGGCTGCCGCATGGAACGTAAACGAGGCTGGGCTATCAGGGCCGTACATGAGGCCCAAATGCACGAGGAAAATAGCTTCCTCACGCTAACGTACGACAATGAGCACCTACCGAAGGACGGGTCAGTCCGTGTCAAGGACTGGCAGGACTTCGCGAAACGGGTGCGAAAAAACAAAGGCCCATTCAGATTCTTCCACTGCGGAGAGTACGGAGAAAACACATTCAGGCCGCACTATCACGCGTGTATGTTCGGCCATGACTTCCACGCAGACAGGACGAAGCACGCACAGAAAGGAGGGCACCCACTATGGATATCCTCGGAGTTATCCGAATTGTGGGGAAATGGCTTCTGCACAATTGGAAGCCTATCCTTCGACTCAGCGGCTTACGTGGCTGGCTACTGCGTCAAAACGAAGACAGGGAAAGAGGCAAACGCATATCTCGAGCGAGTAAACTTCGCGACCGGAGAGGTAACGACGGTTAAACCAGAGTATGCAACCATGAGCCGCAACAAGGGCCTGGGGTACAGCTGGTACCAGAAGTACAAAACAGACGTGTACCCCGACGACTTCGTCGTCATGAAAGGTCAGAAATTCAGACCACCAGCGTACTACGATACGCTACTAGAAAAAGAGGAACCGGAGCAATGGGCGAGGATCCAGGCGAGAAGGCAATCCTTCGTCGCAAACAACGCGGACTTCCAGAGTCCAAGACGCCTAAAGGCAAAGGAGGACGTACTAAAAGCAAAAGTAGAGCACAACAGCAACAAAACACTCTAAGCGAAAAATTCGAAAAGGAACTAATCAAGATACTCAATAAATATCCAAATCTATTCAGCAACAACTAACAACCTAAACAACACACAACCTAAAAAGAGGTAACAATGGAAAAGCTACTACTGTTCTGCGTGTACGACTCAAAGGTAGAGGGCTACCTTCCTCCCTTCACCGCAATGAACAGACCAGTCGCAATCAGGATCTTCGAAACTGCAGTCCTGCAGGAAGATCACGACTTCAACAGACATGCGGAAGACTACTCACTCTTCGAAATCGGCCACTACGAGCCCGGAACGGGCGAGCTAGTGTCAAAGACGCCGGTTCAAGCAGTACAAGCAATTCAAATCATCACCAAACATAACAACAGACAACAGGACATCCAAAGTGGCCTATAGCAAACGCGGGAAGCACCGAGCAGTTCGAGGATCAAACGTCGACAGACAGACGCGGTTTGCGACGATCCCCAGCGTGAAAACGCCGAGATCGGTATTTGACCGATCGTGTGGGATCAAGACCACTTTCGACGCAGGGGACCTGGTCCCCATCTTCATGGATGAGGCGCTACCCGGCGATACCATGTCGCTGGAGATGTCCCTGTTCGCCAGGATGGCGACACCGCTTCACCCAATCATGGACAACATGCACGTCGACGTATTCTTCTTCGCCGTGCCTATCCGAATCATCTGGGACAACTTCGTCCGAATGATGGGGGAGCAAAAGAGTCCAGCGGACTCAACGGACTTCACAGTCCCAATCACAACCTCAGCAGGCTACGGGGTCGAAGACCTCGGAGACTACTTCGGGTTCCCTACCGCAATCGCAGACGTAGAGCACAGCGCGCTATGGGGTAGGGCCTATGGACTCATCTGGGATGAGTGGTTCCGAGACGAAAACGTCCAAGACGCCTTCGAGGGACCAACAGACGACGGACCGGACGCAGACAATACGTTCGTAGTCGTCAAACGAGGGAAGCGGCATGACTACTTCACATCATGCCTACCCTTCCCGCAAAAAGGAACAGCTCCCATCGTACCGCTCGGCGGTATGGCTCCGGTAATCCCGGATGGGGTGCTGGCCTCACAAATGACATTCGAGCAAGCCGACGGAGGCGGCGGCAACTATGTCCTAACAGGGGACGGGTCAACGACTCTCAAAACCGTCCCCAACGCAGCCGTAGAGCTGCTCAGCTGGAAGCCGGGCGCAGCAACCGGCCTCGAGGTCGACCTAACAGCCGCAGGCGTGGGAGCAACAGTAAATGAAATCCGAGAAGGATTCCAAATCCAGAAACTCCTCGAGAAAGACGCCCGAGGCGGGACGCGTTACACAGAAGTCATCAGAGCACACTTCGGGGTTACTTCACCAGACGC